TATCAGGAATGATATCTCTTAGCTGTTGATGAAAGTTTTCAGATTTGTCCATATTGTTTTCTTCCCCCGAAAGCCTGCTCCTCTGGGTCCACAAACCTTGATCTGTGTCCTTCAAACCCTAGCTCAAACTCTCCTGTTTCACCTAATCTATTCTTTCTAATTATAACCTCTGCTAGACCTGTATCCAAAGAGTCATAGTATTCCTGTCTATACAACATTATTACCATATCAGCATCTTGCTCTATAGATCCTGAGTCTCTCAAATCTGAGAGGACTGGTCTTTTATCCGTTCTCGCCTCCACACCCCGATTTAATTGAGATAACGAGATTAACGGACAAGAAATTTCTTTCGCCAGTCCTTTCAGAAGATTGGAGATGTAAGTCATTGATGCAGTTCTGCTATCAGAATTACTTGGTGCTTTGTTTGTTGTCATCAAAAGCTGTAAGTAATCAACTACTATCAAGTCAACATCTGTGATTGATTGTATTGCTTTGGTTTTGTTTATTAAAGTCTCAATGGTGATAGGTGATTTGTCATAGATGTATAAGCCAGAACCAGAAAGCTGTTGTTTTACTGTATGAAATGATGCCCATTCGCTTTTAGACATATTGCCAGCAATGAGAGAATCCATTTTGATACCTGACTCAGAGCTTATTATTTTCTTAACAAGTTGTTCGTTTGTCATTTCAAGACTAAAAACTAAAACATTTTTACCTTTCATAACATTGTTTGTTGCTATATTAAGTGCCCATGTGGTTTTACCCATGCCTGGTCTACCAGCAACAACAATAAGATCACCAGCCTTGAATCCTTTTATTTTTTCATCTATGTTTTTGAAACCAGTTTTTATTAAATTCTTGCTTACTGCATTTGCATCTTTTAACTCTTGCTCAACAGTGTTTATTACATCAATAACATTTTTAGGTGCTCCAGAGTTTTTAGTTATCTTGTTGTTAATTAAAAGGTCATTAACTTTATCTATCATTTCCTCAATCGTTATATCCTCTGCAACGATGGCTGGTATTTTTTTTGCAAGGTTCTTTAGTTTGTTTTTAGATGTTTTTAAATTCATCATCTTCATCCAAGAAGCAAATCCAGCAGACGAAATACAGTATCCTGCCGCTTGCCTGACTTCCTCAACCATTCTTTTATTTTTAAGATTATGCATAACCGTAACCATGTCCGATCTTTGATGTTCTAACATAACCTCATAGGCTTTACCGTAAGCTTTGTTTTCAAAATGTTCTGGCAACAAACCTTCTTCTTGTGAAAGTAAAAACTTTTTGTGATCTAAAATTATTGATCCTATTAAGTTTGATTCTAAGTCTAATAATTCCTTATCCATATCTCCTCTCTATAATTGCATCAAATTGATTCATACCTAACATTGTCATTAGTGTTGGCTTTTTGTCCCAGTAAGACCTTATCCATTTTTTATGACCATCACTGTTTGCAATGCTGAAGTATGCTTGCCAAAACTCTTCCTTGGTAAGATCTATTCGTTTATTTGTTTTTGGCGAAGTTATTCCCTTTCTCCCCAACTCCCTGAGCTCCTTCCATCTTGGCACAGCCTTGAATGTATTAACTGAGTGCTGATAAAAAACCTTGTCGGTTTTTTCTTTAAAAATATTATTTATTTTTTCCAACTCTAGTATATATACCTTTTTAGTATTAACTTTAGTATTGTAGCCACCTGCCGACCCCCTATAGCCGTCTGCCGACCCCACCTTTAAAGTGTAAAGATTGCTTGTATTGTTTCGTTTTTCCCAGTCAATATAGCCAGCATCTTTTAACTTTTTTAAATTATCTTTGACAGCAGTTAAAGATAAACAAGTAACCTTGGTTAGTGTCTCGTGTGATGGATATGCTTGACCATATTGGTCTGACCAATTAGCTAAAGTAAAAAGAATTAGTTTTTGTGTTGGTGTAACTTTAAGGTAAATAATTTTTGTAATGTTTTCTACTGACATTTTGTTTCCTCATTTACATTTAACACTAAAAATAAAATAAAGTAAATACATAAAATTAGTTGATTTATTAATTTATATCATTATACTTATTACAAACTGGAGGAAATATGAATAATCTTATCGATGCTTTATTGAAAGCACAAAACGAAATTGACCATGCTGTAAAAGACGGGACCACACACTTTGGTGGTTATCCAACTCTTGAAGCTGTAATCAATACAGTCAAACCAGCACTTAATAGAAACGGTGTTTATTACCAACAAAAAACAGTAGCTAGTGAAAGAGGTGTTGTTGTAGAGACGGTCTTTTATGGACACGGTGCAGAACTAAATGCTGGTCAACTTATGGTTCCAGCAACAAAAAATAATGCTCAACAATTTGGTTCAGCACTTACATATGCAAGAAGATATGCTTTAGCTACTGCTTGTGGTATTGGTGCTAGAGATGATGACGGTCAAGAGTCAACTGCTGCATCTAACAATATAGTAGAAGATGATAAACCTGAAAACCATGTTGCTGATATGTTAAAAGATTTAGAAGATGAGCAACCAAAAAGAAAATCTGAGTCAGATAAAATATACCAAAGACACCTAGAAACATTTCAAATTACAGACGATAAAGAAGTTCAAGCTGAACTTACATCTGCATATGCAAAATGGGTTGAAGATAAAAAAGCAGCAAAAGCCAAAAAAGATGAGGATATTTTATGAAAATAAAACAAGGCACACCTGAATGGCATGAACAAAGAAAAGGTATTATTACTGGAACTAGGTTTCAAAAAGCTGTTAAAGAATGTATATGGACTAAAGGCGATCAGTGGGAAGCTCTAGGTAGAGAGATGTATCGTGGAGACCATAACCTTTCTCAAGATCCTTTTAATCAAAATGCTATCTATGCAATGAAGTGGGGCACAGAAAATGAGCCTGTGGCTATACAAGCACTTAAAGAGATGGGCTTTCAGATAGTTCCAACATCTTTTGTAAAACACAAGGAACATGATTGGCTTGGTATGTCGCCAGATGGTTTGCTTAAAAAAGGCAGAGATAATAAAAGATCAGCTATAGAAATTAAATGTCCGATTAGTAAGCCAGTAGAAAATGTTAAAGAATCAAAAAGAAACTATTGGCATCAAATGCAGCTAGGCATGGAGTGCATGGATTTAGATGAAATGCTTTTTGTGCAGTGGACACCGAATGAAATTAAAACAGAGTGGGTTGAAAGAGATCCAACTTGGGCTGAAAGATATATACCAAAAGCAAAAGAATTTGTTGTTTGGTATAAAGAACAACTAGAAAACCCAGAAGTTATTACAAGATGGGCTCAAGATAAAGAAGAGCCTGGAGTGAACTATAAACCTGTTGATGAAGATGATGATACATCTAAATTAGCAAGTATTATTGCCAAACTAAAGAAGCTAGACGAAGCTAAGAAACCGTTGGAAGCAGAGAAAAGAGAACTCGCTGACAAGCTGGTTGAAAAGCATAGTGGAGCCTTTAGCACGCCTACGGTTAAGTGTCATATGACACACGCCAAAGGGCGTATAAACTACACCAGAATGGTGAAGGACCTAGAGATACCTTACGATCAGGTAGAGGGCTACAGAGAAGAGGGTAAACCTAGGATCTATACTAAATTAGTGGAGAATAAAAATGAGTAAAGTATCAATGACTACAAGGCTTCCTGTAGAGGTAAGTCATGTTATGGATAAATCCAGAAATGATAGAAACCATAGATTTTATGACAGGTCTAATTCCTACATAATTAATAAGGTTATGTCTGACTGGGCAAAACGGGAGAAGAAAAATGGATAAAAAAGAATATCTAAATAAAGGCGGTGTTTGGAAAAACGATTACAAAAAAGATACCAAAGACGGCAAACCAGATTTTACAGGGAATAAAGGAGCTGGTTTACATCTAAAAATACAGAATGGTCTTACCAACTGGAAAGATGAGGTTATTGTTAAGGATATTGAAAGTTTAGTAACTTATGATAAGGAGGGAAATGCTTATCCTTTTCTTATTAAAGATGCAAACGGGAACATTGTTGGCATAGAGCTACGCTTGAATGTTAAATCTTGGAAAAGAAAAGAAGGAGGAAAAGACAGTGCTCCAGTTCTTACATTTCAAGTAGAGCCGAATGTTAATAGTGGTAATGAAAACCAAATACCTTTTCCAAAAGAAAGCGAAACAGGTAATAATATGTCTAATGATGACATCCCATTTTAAATAAGGAGTAAAAATGGAAAAAGAAAAAACTAATAACGAAGCTGCACAACCTCAACCAGTAGATAATATTAATTTAAGTATTGGTGGAGAGATCAGAAACTATCAAGTTGAACATCTATCTGATGATGCTAAAAATAAGCTTGCAAGAGTGAATCAGGATGAGGTTCAAGTGTTGCCTTTGATACAAAGAATATTTACTTTAGCAGCCTTGGGTGCAAGAGTTGAAGCTGAAGCTATGGAAAAATCATTACCTAATAAGTATGAAGTTGTTAAACAACCAGAAGCTGAAGAAGAGGCTCCAGAGCAACCAAACGGCAAAGCTGCTGATAAATAGGATTGATAGCCCATGGACTCGTCTCATGCGTTCCTTAGGGACTTTTCCGTGGGTCATCAATTTGAAGAGCTAGTCTTACAAAAGATACAAGAAAAGTATCCAACCGCTGTGTTGGTGCCAGGCAAGTTCAAGCCATATGATATCTTTATACCTGAAAAAGATTTAAAAGTAGAAGTTAAGGTTGATCTTAAAAGTCAACAAACTAAAAACATTCTTATTGAACTTAGAATGTTTGGTAAGAAAAGTGGACTTTTGTCTACAAAAGCTGACTACTGGATTATCTATACAGGATCAGAGTACTTGTGGACTAAACCACAAAAAATTATAGAGTGCATCATTCTTAATAACATACCCTCACAAAAAGTTTTGGGTAAAGATGATGATGTCGAAAAGGACGCTTGCTTGATACCTATTCATATATTTAAGAAATATGTGCTTGACAAGTGAATGTAACTCATGGAACAATTAGTTACATGGTAGATATATTAAGTCATATATTTGGATTAATTATGTTAGTTGGTATGGGCTTTCTTTGCTATATAGCTGTGCACATGGCGGAGGAGAAAAGACAAGGAAAGCACATACCGTTTCCGTGGGAGAAAAAAAACAAAGATGATTGATTGGTTTTGGAACCTAATAGATAAATGTGTAGAGAAATCACTACAAAAACAATCAGACGAAATGTTTAAGAAACATATAAACCAGGAGGAAGAATGAGCAATCATCACAACGAAGCTAACTTAGAAGCTTTATACGAAGCTGAGTATAAAAAGATATGCAAATACTTTCCAAGAACTAGCGAAAAAAGGAAACAAGAGTTTGCAGAGTTAGCGGTAGAAAGAATTATGAGACAAAGAAATGAAGACATGGAAGAAAGCAGTTAAAGAGTATTACAGGTTTCATAAGATGGGTAGAAATGATTTTACCTACAGAAAATATTTTGATCCTATACTAGCAGACAAAGATATAAACACCATATCCAAACAAGATATAGCAAAAATTAAGTCTGGCATAAAAGGTAAGCCAAGCACAGTTAATAGATACTTAAGTTATTTTAGAGCAATACTTATGTATGCTTACGAAGAATTAGGATGGTTGGACTCCAAGCCTATAATCAAAAGAGTAAAAGAACAGCCTATGAAGACTAAGTATTTTACTCTGGAACAAATCAAGAGGCTCTACAAGGTTTTACCCGACCACTTGAAAGATCCTTTTGAGTTTTCCCTCCTAACTGGGGTGAGGATGTCCAACTGTCTTAATCTTAAATGGACCCACATACACAAAAATCAGATCGCCATAGATGCAACAGAAACTAAAAATGGTAGACCTTTGTGTGTGCCTTTGAACAAAAGGTGCTTAGAGCTCCTACAATCAATTAATAATACTAGCCCTTATGTTTTTACCTATGCGGGCAGAAAGATCAACAGAGCGTCTAACACGGGCTGGTATAACGCATTAGATAAAGCTGGACTGAAAGGATACCGCTGGCATGATATAAGACATACCTGGGCTACCCATCATGTGATGAATGGAACCCCCTTACATACACTTCAACATTTGGGTGGGTGGTCCGACTTTAATATAGTTAACAGGTATGCTCACCTATCAGAAGATTATTTGAGTGAAGCTTGTGAGAATAGCAATACTTTGATATCTTAGGCTTGATATTCATATCAATCCTTTTGCGGGGCTTTGATTGCAGTTTCCTCAAAAATAGTTTTTACAAGTCCCGCTTTTTAATTATTGTCTTCTTTTTTCTTTTCTTTCGCCTTACGCAGAGCTTTGTTGTATTCCTTGTTGAATTTCAAATATACAAGCTGAACTTCTTGATCGTACTTAAGCATTAATTCTGAATATCTATCTGGGTCTTTAATTTGATATAAGTTTTGTGCAGTTTTCATTTTATCTCTTATTTCTTTTAAGTCTTTTTCAGCTTTTAAAAGCTTTGGCATGCTTGCATCTCTTACTGCTTTAGACCGTTTGTTGAATATTCTTTTTTCCTCTGGAGTCATAATGTCGCCTAGTTTCACAATTTCCATGTTTTCATTTTTTCTAAACTCAGCCTTTTGTTTAAAATCAAGATTTTTATATTCATATGCTAAAGCTTCTATTTCATCTTTTCGCTTGTAGTATCTAGACCCATTAATAAAATCTTGCGGTTCAGCAACAGCTGATCGAAATATTGGATAATCTTCAAAAGAATCAATTCCTAGTTTTCTTTTTCTAGGCAAGTCAGTAACCCTTCCAATAGTCCTTCCAAATCCACCCGCATGATAATCTATAAAGTATTTAAGTTGATTTGGGTCTAAATCCGCCCAACCAGATCTGTAATCATTACCTCCAGTCATATCATTTAAGGCTTTGGTAAAATCAACATAACCTTTGTTGGTGCTTCTAAATGCTTTTTTAAATTTTGGTTCTGGCACAGAATATGGAAAATCCTCTTTTGTTATTGGTCCACCAAAATAAGTCTCGTTTGCTGCTATATCTAAAAAAGGTCTCATAATAGGAGACGGAGCAAACGCTCTAGTTCTTGCAAGCAAACCATCCAATCCAGTAGCTTCTGTGGTTATTGGTGATATTGGTGAAAAAGAGGTTATAAAGCTATCTGCTAATTCATAACCCGCTTCCTCTATTGTTGTAACTGGAATTTTAAATTTTTCAGGAAATATTTTATCTGCCTGTGTTTCAACAAAAAGCCTTCCAATATTAAAATGTACATTGTATCCATATGCTAATGGAGTAGCCAATGCAATAGGTTTTTCTCCAGTAGGATCCATATATTTTTTTATTTCACCAAACTTTTTAACTTGCAAACCTTCACCAGGTTCAATTTTTATTTCATCAGGTAAAAGCAGAAGCAGGTTTCTGTTTCTTTCATACTCTGGTATTTTTTTATATACAAGCTCACCATCTTCATCTTCATCACTGATTAATATGTTATACATACCATAGAGCATACCTATAGTTGCTGCACCGCCACTTAAAGCTATTTTGGCAGGCTGTAGCCTTCTTCTTCCTCTTTTTGTAAAGATATTTTGTCCACGCATAAACTGCACGGATCCTTGAACCGCTGGATTAAAAAACATTAAAAAGGCACCTATCTCTTGACCCCACTCACCCCTTCTATCAAAATTAACTGAAGCATTTTTTGCCTGCACTGCTGCTCTTCTTTTATTCTCCATTGAAACATTATCAACACCACCTCTTTGTCTTATAAACGCTTTGAATTGCGAAAATCGCCAACCGTTTTCCAACACATTATTTATATCTCCAATAAGGTCTAGAGTATTTCTTTTTAAATCTTCCGCACTAATTTTTCCTGCTCTATATTTTGCAAGTGCAGTAAAGTTTTTAGTCAGCTTATCAGTATCTAAAAACTCAAAGTAGGATGTTTTAGAGCCCATAGCATGATACATTTCTACTAACTTTCTTTTTTCTGGATCTTTAATACCCTCAGGTCCTTTTCTGTAATATACAAAAAGTTCGCCCAAACTTGGTAAAATACCTTTAATTGAGTCAAATATAATGCTTGATCCATAAATCCTGCCACCTGGGGTTGACTGCTCTCCTAATGCACTTGCGGTTGCAGCATAACCATCTCTTGAAAAATTTGGAAACATAAAATCTACATTCCATCCAGTATTCATTATTGACATAAACCTTGTCATCATGGCTACATATTGTAAAGATTTATGCATACCCTGAGTATCTAGGTGTTGTAATGCTCTCGCTAATCTTTCATCTCTAATTATTACAGCTTTTTGTTTGCCATCTTCTTTGAAAAATACATATCCAGATCCTCTAATTGGATCCCACTCTGGTCTTAGTTTTGCTTCACGGGGCACTTTCTCTAAAGTTTCATATACCTTGGGGTTTTTAAATGTTCTTGCCTGATTTGCAAGAGTTGTTGCAACTTCATTTTTTTCTGCACGAACAACAGCATTTTCCCTTTGCTTGTACATTTGTATTATTGGGTCTCCTGCAAGAGATGTCCTACCTTTGGCTTTTGGTACTTCTAGCCCATATACAGACAAACCCTTGCCCTGTCTGTTTGGTAAACCATCTGCATTGGTATCAGCTGCGAAGCCAGACAAGGGAATATAATATTTATATCTAGCCACCCAATCATCAACATTTTCTTTTGCAACTAATCCGTTAGCTGTATAAACATCTCTAGTGCCTTGTATAAATTTTTGAGCAAGCTTACTAAGTGCTATATACTTTTTACCTTTCTCATTTATTGCCTTAATCGTATCGTTTGTTTTGTTATATTCAATACCGTACTTGTTAGCCAATGCAAAGATAGCATCATCAGTTTTAATACCTGATCCATTATCAGAAAAAGGCTCGGCAAGATTTTTAAGTTTTGTTATCTGTGCTTTTTGTCCTGGACTTAGCTGATCTCCATATTTTTCCATAGCAGCATCAACCTTAGCCATTCTAGTTTCAAAAATATATTTGTTCCTTTCTGGTGCGTGAAGGTTGTAAAGAAAGTCTGTTATTTTGCCATAATCGTTATCAGCAAGCTCAAACATTTTATCAAGCATATTGCTTATTTCATCAGAGACTTTTAACATTTTGTCGCCAACTATAGACTTCATTAAGTCCATTCTGTCAACCACAGACAAATCTAAATCTTTGAGGATACCCATGCCTAACTGGTCTTCAATGACCTCTTCTAGAACTACCTGTCTTTCATATTGATTTTGAAACTTTGTTAAAAGCCATTGAAGCATGAGACCTGAATTAAGCTCATCTCCAGATGACCATTCATAATTCTCAGATGGGGGCTTGCCTGGCGGTGCTGGTTTTTGTGTTATTTCAAAAGAAGGATCAACTTCAGGTTCGGGGTCAACCTTTCTTTCTATTTCTTGACTACTTCGATTCCTTGATTCTTCAAATAATTTAGAAAGTTCTGTAATCCTTGTTTCCTGTCTTCCCCTGGCTTCACTTGAAAACCTACCAGAGTCTTTGAGTTCTTGGATTCCTTGTTCTGTTTCTGTTTCATTAAATGTCTTTAGGTCAAATATAGCTTTTTGTTTTTCAAGCTTACCTTCTTTATTTAAGGTTGGTATATCAGCAGTATATAATGCATCTTCTATATTATCAAACACTATTGTAGCGTCTAAATAATATTTGCTATCTTCTGGATTTAACCAGCCACCAGCAAAAACTGGTTGATCCATTTGTTCGGATAGGTCAGCAACATTGTTATAAAACTGAATTGCATCAGCCTCAGTCATTTTGTTTTGATCTAACACTATTTCAAGTGCTTTTATGGGTGCGACTGCAAAACCACTGGTAGGAGATTCTAGTGTTATTGGATCAACAGTAAACCCTTCTGGGTTTTGTTTTATAAAGTCTAATAGAGCAGTAGAGTTTAGTCTTGGTACTGAAAGTCGAATGTCGTTCCTGTCGGGCTCTCTTTCCTGTCCCTCCACTCTGGTATCGGCTGTTTGGTCCTGAGTGCCTTGTCTATCTGCTTGGTTATCTGCTCCTCTGTCTGGTACCGCAAAACTTCGCTGGGCAAGGGGTGATTGAAAAGCAGTGTATAGTCCCTGAGCTTTCTTTGAAAATCCGTCAACTGATAACGCATCGTTAATTCTCTCTATTAATTTAGTTGTTTCTGGAGCACTTTCCCTAAAGAGCTCTCTATTATTATTATATAACACAAACATTTGTGCAAATGTTTCAGATTTATACCAGTTACCATCCATTTGAATTTGGTCAGCATTTGTAACAAAGCTACCCAATGGGTATGAAAGCATATGACCACCATAATAATCTTCTGGAGTCTTTAATGTCTTTTCAAATATTTCCAACGCCTCCTTCATTACAACTCCGCCTTGCTCTGTTTTAATATCCATGACTCCATCTTTGAATGTGGCTGGAGGCAAGTCAAACAATGGAGATTGTGCAGTTACTGGTCTATAAATAGATCTATCTTTTATCGATAGGTCTTTTCCTATTGTGAAGTCAATGTGATGACCAAGCTCATGCATGAACACATCTCGTAAAAATATTTTTGCTCCAAGCGGATTTTCAAAGTCTAAGTTTGATAAACCTGATATTGGAGATAATGTAATTCCTTGCAGTTCAGGCATATAGGTTCCATATGCAGGACTAAAATTTTTAAATCTTTCATCTTTAACATGTGCACCAATAAAGCTTAAGTCAGAAAAAACATCTATTGGCACCATATCTTTGATGTCAATAAATGCCTTACTTACATTTATAATTTCATCAGCAGATAGGTCTCTGACTCTATAAAGATTTGTATCAGAAAATCTTACAGGCAAATCTTGGAAAATATTTTTATCAAATTTCCTTGGTTCAACAATGTGTTGTTTAACAAGACTCAACTCGTTTGCATCATATGAGTCATTTTTAATTCTTTCAACATTCAACAAAGATGTTTCTGGCAGAGATAACACTAAATTATTTTGTGTTTTTGTAACTTGTTCTTTTATGTTTGGACCTGATTCAAAGTCAATTTCACTTGTAAGTTCTCCAGCTTCTTTTTTGGGTAGAGCAAGAATTTGCTCTGTTTGCCCGTATTGATAATCAACTTTCTCATCAAAGCTTTTCTGAAACTTTGTTTGCACTTCTTCAGCAAAAGACATATTTTCTGTTGTAAGGGCTTCAGTCTGCCCTACAAAATCTATGTTAAGCAACTCTTCAGCTATAATGTTCATAGGGTCAACACTATTATTGTCTACCATTTCTGGGCTGTTCAATTTTATTGCTGCTTTATCAAGAGCAATTTTTACCATATCCTTATTAGCAACTAAGTTTGATAGTTCGTTAAGTATTTCTTGCCCCTCTTGTTCCCCTTTAGATTTTATTGCAGACTTGATTTGTGGCGACAGTTGCACTGCTGTATTAATTCCAGTTATGGTTCCTCCAGCTATAAATGACCCCAAGGCAGTATGAGCAAGATTATCACCAATGATTTCTGGTACAGATCTACCCTCATAAAAAGGATTATTATAATTGTCATAAGCAATTCTTAGTTCATCTTGATTATCAAAATAAGCATTACTATGTGTTTGTACTAGCGTGTTAAATTGCTCTCCCAACTGGTCAGCAATGAAAGCGGCAGCACCATTTTCTAGAATTTCTTTAACATATTGGTCTCCAGGTCCTTTTTTAAAAATGTTGATGCCCTTCGCTATTTTGGCAGCTGGAGTAAGTTCAGTAACTACTTCAGATGTAGCTTGTATTTTTGCGTTGGCGGTTGCATCCTTGATAGACATACCTCTAGCCACAGAATCTTCAAATACTTCTCCATAAGTAATAGTTCCAAAAATAGGTAAGCTGCTTAAGGCAAAAGAAGTAGAAGCAGCAGGATTTTTTGTAACATAACTTGCAATAAGAGAGGGTGCAACTAAGCCAATACTAGTTACGGCTCCTGTAATTGTTTGGTCTGTTCTATCTGTAAATCCAGCTTGTTTGTATCTTTTTTCTCGTTGTGCTCTTTTTTTTGAAGTTTCTTTGTCCCAAGACTCTCTCCATTCAGAAAATTCTTGTTGCGTTTTTTCTCTAATTTCTTCTAACTCCTCCTTTGGTTTTCTAGTTAAAGCTATATCGCCTGAGCCAAAAAAACTTTTTTTAAGACCAACATCTTTTTCAATCTCAGATCTGATATAACCGTAGCCTATCACTCTGTCTCTTGTTAACTGATTCGCCATACTGCTTGTATCTTCATCAGAATCTAACTGTGCATTAAGGTCTTCTAGCAAATCATCAAATGCTTGTGCTTTTATGCTTTTAAAAATTTGCTCTGGCATATCAGCATAGGTTTCAAGAAGATCAATGCCTCCTTGTTTAAAATACTGTGGTGTTTTTTGGAGTCTTGACTTGCTTTCTTTTGTTAAGGGATCTTCTTCTCTGGGTTCAAGCTTTTGACCGAATTGATATTCTTGTTGGTCTTGTTGTTCTTTTCTCTGTTCTAACTCTTCAAGAGTTTCTTCTTCAGGCTCCTTCTCTAGTAGTTGACCAAATTTATATTCTGCCACACCATTATCCCCTTATTGCTCTACAAGCTGCATGTATAAGTAATCTAGCAACTCCTCATCATTTAGCTCAAAGGGAGCACCATCAATAAGAGCATCAATATCATCTATACCATAGAGATCAGCTAGTGATTCTTTATATTCTTTTCTTGGGGTGTTATGTGCTATTGCTAAATTACCAAATGTATATATTGCCCTTTGACCATCTTTAAGGTTGTTGTCAGCAAATTGTAGTTTTGCAACCTCTTCAGAGAACTGTGCAAGTCTTGGTTGAACTGATGCAAAGTACTTACCTAAATTGCCTCCGTATTTCTCAGGTATTATAAAAAGATCTCCTTCTTTCTCTGTTTTTAAGGTCGGCATATAAAAAGCAAATGTTTGAATTGCTGCACTGACCTCTTCTTCTTGTCCAACCAAAGTGCCTTTAAGATCTAAATCAATTACAGACAATGCTTTTGCATCAAAAAAATTATCCATTGCTTTGTTGTAAGTTTCTCTTACTGTTACCATGTCAAGTTTCTGTGGTGTTTCTCCTTTTCCTTTTTTACCCTGTGAAAGAAGGTCTTCTTGATATTGAATTTTGAATTTGCCAAGCTCTTCAGCTGCTTTAATAAGATTTGGATTTTCTGAGAATTGTGCGGCTACAGTCCTAAGTGCACTCATTGTGTCAGTCGCATCACGAATAGATACAGCCTTCGCATCAACTCCTTCCAAGTCTTGTTGAACACTTGAACCACTTAAGTCGGGTAAAAATCCTTCAAATTCTTTTTGTTCGCCATCGACATCAACCGTAAATGTAGCACCTATTACCGCATTTAAACCATTTTCTTTTCCAACTATATCCCCGTTTAGTCTTATATCTACTATAGAGCCTTCTTCACCATCATTGCTAATAAATTGTTTTCCCTTGAAAAGATTTATGTCTGACTTATAAATTGTTGTAAGATCGTCTGCAAAAGAAGGACCTATTTTTGTAAAATCACCAGATTCTAAAACAGGTTGTAGGTTTAGGTAGGCATCCAATACTTTTGGGGTGGCTATTTCAAGAAAGTCAAATCCTTCAGCTTTAAGTCGCTCATATGTTGTTTCACCAAAATACATGTGCTCTTCTAATGCCTGTGGATCTGTCGGCAAATTACTAAAGTGATCGATCAAGCTAACAGTTTCCATCCAACCAGCTCTACCTCTTTCATAGTCTAGTCGAATTTTATTTGCAGCATTTTCAGTTAAAACACCTTGTGTTTGTGCTTCTTTAAGAATAGTCCCAGCATTATAGCTTTGGACCATAGCCTCATTCTTTCTTGTCTCTGACTTTTTCTTCTCTGCATCAATATCAAAAGAAGCTAGATCAGTTTTCATTTTTTGTTCGGCTGCTTTAATCTGAACATCAGTAAGCTCAAGCTGTTTTTTTTGTCTTTCTTCGTCTAATTTTTGTTGATTGAATTTTAATGCTAAATTAAAACCTGACTCAAATCCGCTTGCTAAACTCATAATTAATCAAATAATTTGTTAAGTAATGCTGCTGCCGCAACTCCTAGCAACACTGGTCCTGCCAATGCACCAAGAGCTGCTCCACCTTGTGCAAGCAAAGTTCCTCCTGCTGCCTTTGATGCTGCTGCCTTTGCTATTGCTGCGTCTGCTGCTAAATATGCACCTACTCCAGCACCCATACCCATAAGGCTTTGCTCTGCTGCCTCTTTCTGCATACTAAGATTTCTTTCTGCAATGTCTTTTTGTGCTTCAAGCCTAGCTGCACCAAGCAACCCAGCTGTTGCTTGCTTTTTTGTTTCTTGCCCTGTTGCCAATAGTCCGCCTAATCCTCTAGCCACTTAATCCTCCTTGTGTTAAAGATCTATCAGTAATGCCGCTTCCTAGCCCACCAGATAAAATTTGCATCCTTCTTTCTTCTGATCTCATCCTAGCAAAGTTTCTTGCTGCGACTAACGAAGATGCTTCAGCTCTTTGAAAGTCTGTTTGTGTTTCTGGTCTTAAAGATACACCAAAACCAGCCTGTCGTCTCATTTCTTGTCCTCTTGTATTAGCAAACTGTCTAGCTACAGCACCTTGAGCCCTATTGATTTCTTCTTGCTGTAACTCACCAAAACCTGTAGTCATTTGTCTAATTAAATCTTGTTCTACTGGAAAGAATCTATTTAGGTAATCTTGGAACTCAGCTTCATATAGATCAGCCAAAGTATCTTGAGCAGACTGATCGCCTTGTCTAAATGGGTTGACATAAAGATTGCCCCCAGATTGCCCATAGTTGCCAGCCATGCCACCACCATAGTTACCGTAACCACCGCTCATATCTTGAGGTCCAAAAAGAGGCAATCCTCCAGTATAAAAAGCCATTACAACAATGCTCCTATAACTTGTGAGCCGATAATAAGAACATATAGTCCCCAAATCATAGACTCTAATCTAACAAATCTTTTTGAACCAGAATCTAAACGATCTTCAATGTTTTTATAACGCAGGGCACATATCTCTTCGTGTTGATCTATTCTTGTTCTAGCTGTTTCCACTACCACCTCCTAAAAACAGACCTGTTCCAAAACCTAAACCTGTTCCTATTACTGATTGTCCTGCTTGACCTTTTTGAAAAGCCTGTTGTGCTTCAGCAATACCCCTTCTTGAGGCGAGCTCTCCAACATCACCAAGTCCACTAATAGCACCTCCAACCTGTCCCTGACCCATAGCAACTATATTTTGCATACCTTGATAATATCTATCTAACTGACCAGACAATCCCTCAGTTTGACCAAGTGCCATGCCTCTTGCCTGTGCTTGATTCATGGCTGATGTAGCTGCTTGGTATTGTCCGCTTGTAGGGTCAACTCCTTGAGCAAAAGCCTGTCTTTCCATATTTGCTCTGGCTGCTTGAAACTGTGGCTGTTGAACAGCACTCACATATCCTTCTACAGTTTTGAATGACGACTCATCTTTCATGGCTGCTACATTAGCCATAAATTCATTTTCTAGAGGAACATAATATTGTTGATAAAGATTAAATCTTTGTGCAGCTATTGAAGCTAAAGCTTTTTGTGCTGCTGTGTCTTTTATTTTGGTTGATCCGCCACCGCCCATTATAGTTCTTTCTCCGATAAATAAAGTTTTATTTGATAACCTCTATGAGATAAAGCATCTGCTAATCCTTTCCAAGCTGTCCAAAATTCTATTTTATTACAACCTCTTTCTCTTGCCATGTCTTCTATATAATCCATGTATTTATCAGCTGCCTCGCCTCGTTTATCATATGCCACCCAGATTAATAAGGACTTAGTTGGCTGAAACATGCTGGGCTTTTCTTGTAGAATGATAAAGCTTTCACATGGTTCTTGCTCTATATCTACATAAAGCTCTGCAATGTTATTTACCAAAGCTCCGTAAATGTCTTCTGGTCGCCACTCTGGATTTGCTTCTTCTTTTATTTCCCGCAAACCAGGGGCTATAAAATCCCAGTAAACTCTTACATCAACCTGAGCTAACATTTTTCTTGTAAGATATCACTTTTTATTATATCTATCAAAGCTTATCCGCCTTCTTCTGGTGGGTTTAATACATCTGCACCATAAACTAAAAATGTAAATAATGCATCTAAACTGGACTTATCTTCGTAAACCTTTTCAACCCACTCAACAACCTTTGCCTCTGTTAAGGAATCTAGGTCTATAAAACTGCTGTCTGGCAAGCTTTTTGCTCTGTCATATGGGCAAAAATATACTGTTTCTAAAGAAGATCCTGTCTTACTTGAATCAGTCTGATCTACTGCTGATATCTTGCAAGTAGCCTGATTGACTATTTTTGTATCATCCATAAGAACTGCTTTTAAAGAAACAAATTCAAATGTGTAATTGAAATTATGTACTGCCATTATGGTGCCTGTCCTTGACCTTGATTGCCGCCTTGATTACCACCCTGATTACCACCCTGATTACCACCCTGATTACCACCCTGATTACCACCCTGATTAGATGGAGTTGTTTGTACTGAATAAGTATCAGATGTTTCTGCTATTGTAACTGTTGCTGATCTTGACTGCCCAGCTCCAGGTCCACTTGTAAGTCTAACTTGAAGAGTATCACCAGAGCTAACAGTAACTGAAGATGATGAAAAAGTTCCGCCATTTTTACTCATTTCAGGTGATCCAGTTCCAGTAAGTACAGCTGTAGCTGATGTAAATTGACCACCTAGAGTAACAGTATTTGATGTATGTAAAGTGTTTGTAGAAGCTCCACTTACATCTTGGAATGTAAATTGATCTGGAGTATCAATGCCAAACTTAATAAATCTAGCTTCTATTGATCCTACTTGCACATTATTACTGTCGCCTTGTGCTTGTATAAATAACTTTACAGTACCAGATCCTGTATATCTAAATGCTAAAGGAATATTTGCAGTGTCAGAACTTGAAACAAGTCTAGACTGAGATATATTACCATGCATATTTTCTAGTAAAGGCGTTATGTGAATCACGCCAGCACTACTCTCAATAAGACTTGGTGTGTCATCGTTATTTGTAGTAACAGTAGTGTTTATGTTGTTAGAAGAGCTTGGTCCATGAGTGCCATCACCAAATAAAAATCTTATAGTTTTGACCTCTCCTGTGCCTCCTACCGCTCTAACAAAACCAGTATAAAAGCCAGCACCAGAACCAATAGATGTTACAAATGCATATCTCATACTGTTGTTGTTAAAGTTTCCTATTACAGATCCAGAAGTTAAGCCACCTTCTGAGGGTAAAAGAAAGTTTTGAGTGTTAATTTGATCTACAGTAATCGAGTTTGCTGTAATTTTGCCACCGTTAATAGTCGTAGTATTATTGTTTACATCTGCTGCTGCACCTCCAGATTCTACTGGAGTTATTGTTAATTTATTAGCAGCAATAGTATTTGTTGTAATGTTGCCACCATGAATTGTAGTGCCACCGTTTTGCGATAGATCTGATCCAACTATAATGCCACCAGCAGTTATAACTCCATTAACATCTATACGATCTGCAACAAGTTCTCCAGCCGTAATAGAATCTGCATTTATATCAACTGCATTAACTAAATCGGAGCTGAGTTCATCTATTTGAGCTGCTTGTATAGAAGCATTTTTAATAAGAGCTGTATCTATATAAACACCAGCTGCGTTACCATTAGCATCTGTACTTGTAAGCACAGTAAATGGCGACACTTGTCCGCTACCAGATGACGGCACTATAGCAAATCTATCTGCTTGGAATACTACATTGCTTGTTTGCTGACCGCTTGGACTCGTACTGCTTTGTACTACAAAACCAGCTATATGACCGTTACTATTAACTTGTAAAACATAGGAAGCATCTGCTTGTCCTAGTGTATTAGTTGTAGTTTCAGCAAGCTGTAAGACCCCAGCATTGGTTCCTATAGTTGCTCCATTTGTAACTATTGAAGATGTGGCACTAGCATTAGCATTAGTGCCAGCTACCTCAACACGCAAAGTGGTTGATGTCAGTCTTGATACTACTTTAAATGTTCTGTTAAGTTGTTCAGCACTCAAGCCTCCAGTGCTTGAAAACCCTTTTAGTGATAAAAATACACCATTAGTAATATCTGCATTTGTTATATTGTGTGCAGTTGATGATCCAGAAGCCATCGTTTGCACATCTAAATTTTTAGTGCCGTTGTTAGTTGTAACTCTAGCATCAAAAGCAATACCAAGCTCAGATGATATAGCAGTTATAGAACTGGCATTTGCAGTTATAAGACCATCTCTTAGAGGTTGCCATGTACTGCCATTCCAACGGTATATTTTGTTTTGATCTCCTGTATGTATCCAAATATCTCCAATAGATGTAGCTGTTGGCGTAGTGCTTTGAGCAAAAGTTTGTAGTCCTGTTGGAGCCAGGGGCACCCAAGCACTACCGCTCCATCTATAAAGCTTATTGTTATCATCTGTTTCTATCCAAAGATCTCCTGTTTGAAGATCGTTAGTTGCATCGTTTGCTGGTGCATCTGTGCCAACAAAAGACTTATTTTTAGTATTAACTTTTGTAGTAAGGGCTGAAATAGCACTAGCATTTGTAGAAATACCAGAGGCGTTATTGGTAACAGAACTTTCTAAAGAATCAATTCTTGAGGCACTTGCCGAACCAGAACCAAATACCTCTGTCTGCAATGTTGATATTGCTGAAGCATTAGCCGAAACGCCAGAAGTTCCATTATTTACAGTATTCTGTAAAGCTGTAATAGCAGTTGAGTTAGATGTAACAAGAGAGTCTCTTACCGATACCCAGTTATTACCATCATATCTATACAGCTGATTATCATCAGAGTCTATCCATAAGTCTCCTGTTGTTAAGCTACCTGTAGGTGCATTGGCTTGTATAAAATTAACTGGAATTGAAGTAACAGTGCTTGTCAGCGAGCTCAAAGCTGTAGCCGTAGCATCAACACCTGTAGATGTATCATTAACTGTGTTTTCTAAAGCAGTAATCTTTGAAGAATTAGACGATACTGTGCCATTTATATTGCTAACATTGGTTTGTAGAGTGCTTATAGCACTTGCATTACTTGTTATTCTTGTATCATCAACCGCTACAAAGTTTGTGCCATCATATCTATATTGTTTTTTATTATCATTTGTATCAAACCAAATATCTCCCTCTTGCAAGGTCGAACTATCTGGTCTTGCTGTAGGCTCATTATCTTGAGCAAAAACATGAAGACCGCTTGAATCTCCTACAGCAACCCAGTTTGAGTTTGTTGTAGCTGTAGCACGATAAAGCTTGTTGCTGTCGTTAGAATCAATCCAGAGATCTCCTATGGCTGTTGCGGTTGGGGGATTGTCTTGTATGAATGTTCTAGCTTTTGTATTTACTGTTCCAGTCAAGCTGGTTATTGAAGTATTTATATTAGTTACATCATTGTCGTTTGCTGTTATCTGAGTCTGTAAACCTGATATTGCAGTTGCTACTGTTGATGATGAATTAAAACCAGTAAGGGTGTTTTGTAGCTCTGTTACATTAGTTGATAATGTACTGATAGTGTTGCCTTGGTTTGTTACTGTGCTAGATAAGGTGCTTATAGCATTGGCATTTGCAGATAGCCCAGTGGTTGAATTTGTTATAGCTGCATTTAGTGATGTAATATTTATTGATGTTGAAATATTTGCCCTATCGCTGACACCAGCTACCAACAATATGTCAGATGCATTTTGCGATATAGCATTACCATTTGATGTGATTTGAGTTTGTAAGGTTGTATCAGAGGATGATGTAGATCCTGCTGTAGTGGCTGCAAAAGAACTTCCTGTATAAACATATAACTCATTCACATTAGGACTTGAGTCTGTATCTATCCATATATCACCAGCTTGTAAGGATGTGCCATCAGGTCTTTGTGTCGGCTCACTGTCTGACCTAATAACCCTTGGTGTGTTTGTGGTAAGACTTGTAACATTAGTTGAGGCTGTTGAGGCAAGTGTATTGATAGTTTCTAAGGTTGCTTGCAAGGTTCTTTGGGTGCCACTGATAGTAATATTCATATCAGTGTTGAGGGTGTTAAACCCAGGCAGTAATTTTATCTCCTCTGACAGCTGTGTCATTACTGCACCCACATCTACGGCTGTGCTTGCAGATGTGCCAGTCTCACTGTTGAAAGGACCAGCCTCATCGTTCTGGTTTACATGTCGTATCCAATAATATTTAGTTGCTGCATTACCCACTTGATGACTAAATACTGAAGCAGTGGTTTGTGCTAAGAATGTTCTTGTAGCAAAAGAGTTAGAGTTACTGACAAATATTTCTGTATGCGAATGACCAGCATAATCAGGAAAATCCCAAGACAATAATATATTTTGAAAAGCCCCTGAAGCAGTAAATCCTGTTGGTGCTGTAGCATTAGCAACCCCATCTTTTTTGTTATTATCATCTATAACAAAATCAGATCCACCACCAGTAACACTAAAGGTTTGTTTGGCTATGCCAGTGTCTATAAGGTCTTGGAAGGTTACTGCCCTATCAAGTATGTTACCCTTTTCACCTTTTAGTTGTTGCAGTGTATCTTGCACAGATTGTGCAAATCTTTTGCCTTCTATACTGAAATCTCTTGGTATAGGAAAACTACCACGAGCTGTTTGATTTTTTTTCTTTTTTTTAAGGTATTCGTTTGCCACTAGGCTATCTCCTGTGGACTTTCATAAACGCAAACTTCGTTAATGATATCTGTTCCCTCCAGCTGTATTTCAAAAACTTTACCTCTATAACCACCTGGCAACCTAAAAGGGTCTGAGTTAGCTACAGTCTGCGTGTGTTTTAGAGAACCATCTGCGAAGAGTTTAAATGTAAGGGCGTTGTATGCTTCAGCATCAACTTTAGCAATGCCTGGAGATAAAGGTCTGTTGCTAAAAAATTCTTTTGACTTCCATAGATATGATCTTTTAGTCGTGCCTCTAGCAAACTTTTTGAGAGTGCCGTCTATAACTAGATATAACTCATCGTTTTCTCTGTCATTAAACCCTGCTGTTGCATAAAAGTTAAGATTTACAAAAGCATTTTTGCCACCTCTAGGATCAAAGATAAAACCTTTTTTAGTAGAGTTATTGGAGCCATCATAAGTAAAAGCTATATACTTGCCCTCATATTCATATGCTTCTACATTGCTTGGATAATACTCTGTTTGCCATTGATCTCTTGTGAGTATTTGTTCTGTAATTAGCTGTATGCCTGAGTTTGATGCTAAGACTAGACCATCAGGTGAAGAGTAAATAGCATACTCACCCATATCAACCAAGGATCTTTTATTAACGCATGGTAAGTTCGCATCTATTTCTACCATAGCCATAGCACTAGGATCGGTTCCAGATGCCATCAAAGGCTTGCCTTTTGTTGTTACTAGCAAACCAGATGCTATAGATGCTATGGCAACTATGTCCTCTTGCGTTGTTAATTGGTTAGCAAGTGGATAAGAGTGAGGCAGAAAAGACTCGCTGAAAAGCAAAGTATTACCTGAGAAACCTGCCGTAATACCATTTGGCATAGTTGTAATACCAAGCATCGGTCCATCTGGGTGATCTGAAGTAGTATCATCTGGTGGTGCTAGGTTGTCCGATGATTCTATTTCTTCCCCGAGTAGGTCGTCTGTAACTGCCTCTGTTGTTGTGCCAGCTGATGTACCAGTAACATCTTTAACAAATCTAAATACACCGTTGATATCAGTTCTATAGATTCTTCTTTTCGCTATTGAATAATTACCTGAGGTTGCTGCTGGTAAAGTTAATGTAACCGTAGCTCCATTTTCTGCGTCTACAATATCTGCTGATGTTACTTCAGAGGGTGGTCCTTCTTCACCAAAAGTTGTAATTTCTGTATATAAGTATGCTCTTGAGCTAAGGGCTGCACCATCTGCTGCTGTGGCATTGTTAACACTTGGTGCTGCTGTAAAGGCTGCTGGTGTAGGTAAACCTAATCTAAATGAAGCTGTTGGGTATGGTCCTGAACCAGATACGCCAGATGATAGAGATGTATATTTAGGAAAGTTGCCAGACCCTGTAAAGTAAAACCTACCGTGTGTATCTTCTTTAATGGGACTTCTAATAACATCTACATCATCTGTAAAGGTAAACCACGAAGATGAGGTAGCTTTAAATATAGTCCTTGTAGTCGTTGATATGTGTGATGCTGGGTGAGTGTTCCCTGACTCAGAGGGATCATTTACATCTGTTGGTATGCCCTCTATTCTGCCTGAATCTAAAAAAACATTTTGTGCGTTTTGTGC